TCAAATGTATTCCGTAAGACAACGACTGTCATCCGTAAGACACTTATTTTCCTTTGTCAAGTATGAAATAATAGCTTGTCTTACATCTCTTTTAGTCCTGCAATGAATGGTATGTCCGTCATTGAAAATAACATTATATCCATCGTGTATGTTACCATTTATACCTGATATCTTTTCCCTGTTCTTTTCTGCAATCTGCATTGTATCAAACATTCCTTCCTGGTCTTTCCTCACAAGGTCAACCAAATAAGCATTTACCGATAATCCTTTTTGAGTGGCTAGGTCTTTTATTATTCTTTTCATTCCTCTAGGTACTGCCAGTTCCAACCTATCACAATGTGTATCTCTGTGATTATTTTTGTACTTGGTTCTATTCATAACATATCTCCTATATCTTGTTTATAGCTTCCAGTTTCTTAGGTAAGTCCACATGAGTATATACCATCCGAGTGACATTTTCCCCTTTATGACCTACAATCTGTTGTATTATTCTCTCGTCCACTTCGGCTTCTGTCAGTAATGATATACATGTGTGTCTTGTACAATGAGGTGTATAATCTGTAACGAAATATTTTTCCAGTACGGCAGTCCAGTATAAGTCATAATAATTACGGTATTGTAAGTGTTTATTATTTGGAGAACATATTAGATAATTACAATTCCTAGAGAGCCAATATTCAAAAAAGGGTACTATCTTTTCAGCTATTGGCACTTCTCTGATACCCGCTGTAGTCTTTGCTTCTTTGACATAAAACCATCTCTCATCTAAGTGTATATCCTCTTTTTTAAGACTTAACAATTCTCCAATACGCAGACCTGTGTAAATCAGGATAAGCACCACTGATATATAAGGGTCGGTGTCTTTGACATTCCACAAAGTTTGAATATCAGTCTTAGTAAAAGGTTTCCGAGTGCGTGCATTAGGATTCTTTGCTCCTCTAAGGTCAAGGTATTTAATAAGCTCTCTTTTATCGGGAGTGATTATCTCATGCATTACGGCATACTTCCACATAAGAGATAAAAGGTTTCTAAGATTACGCAAAGTAGGTTTATTTTTACCCGACATATCTACAATATGCTGTAAATGGCTTAACTTGATATCAACAAATTTCATCTTCCGTATCTGAGAACACAGATTGTAAGCCGCCTTGTAAACGCTAGGGGATTTGATTACATCGTAATGAGTTTCAGACCATTTATTATACACATCCTCGAATGTAATGGTACTAGCCTCCCATTCGTAAGGGTTTTCATTGTACTGAGCTAGTGCCAGCAATGCTTCTTTCCTTGTCGTGTAATAGCCGACAAATCGATAGACAGGCTTAGAGCGTTTGGTTTTGTGGTTTAGTTCCCATCCTACTGTTTTTCTTACAGCCCAAGGTTTACGCCTGTTGCCTGAGAGCTTATAAACTGAGCCGTAACCGTTAGGTAATTTCATAAATTCTCCTTTCCTTTTGCCAAAATTGGTGTTATAATGTATTTGGTTCATTCATTTGTTTTCCCTGCTGAGTAATTTGGCAGGGATTTTTATTTTAAAAGTAGTTGAAGTAGTTTATTTTTAAATTCTGCGTAGTTTCCGTCTATATACGCGCGTTACATGTAAGAAATATACGCAAAAATTGAAAAAAGACTACTTGAACTACTCGTTATGGATGTGATTTGAGGATAATTGGGAAAAAGCAAATATATGTTTGGGCTGAATGATAAAAAATTTTGTGATTATTACAATCACAAAATAAAGACAAAAGAGCCTAGCTGTGTAATCACAACAAGACTCTTTTGCCGGACAAGAACTTAATCTGCGTCCACTCGTTTGTGATTATAAGCTATTTGAGCAATCATGTCAATATATAAAAAAGGCAACTCTGCACAAAGCGGAGCTGCCTTACTGTATTATGTTTGCCCTATAGGCACTGTTTTGCGAATATTGATTCGCTTTGTGAATTATAACATTATTAATTATAATTGTCAAGTCAATGTAGATACAATTCACGAAGTTTAACATTTATTTTATCCATTGCTCCAGTGGATAATTTTATACCTTGTAAGAAATCCCCTTTATATCTTGGGTTGTATATTCTCATTTTACTAATGGTTGTTATTTGTTCCATTAAAACAACACTACCGCTTTTCATATTATCTATTTTTAGTTTATTATTTTGTAATTTTTTCAATAAGTCATGTTGTTCTTTATTTACCAATTTTAAATTTTCCAAACGGCTATTAATCTCAGCTAACTTAGTATAATTCGATATTTCCTCGCAAAGTTTTATAATACTTTCATTAATTTCGATAAATTTAGATACCTCAGTCAATTCGTTGTTGTTTTTAGATTGTAACTGGTCATGTAGTTCATTCCCAATATAAACATCACGTTTGTTTACCTTATTGCCGTCCGAAGATGACATTGGTAATACTGTAATTACAGGCGAAGAACATGAATTGTTGTTATCCAAGACTACCGCAAAATGCATACCACCATGTTCACTACCCACATTGAAACCAAAATTTACATTTATGACAGACCCCCTATGAAATCTTAATGTTTTCTTATAATCAAATTTGTTTTCATTTGCTATATAATTTGAATACACTTTTAACCAATCAGCTATTAAGTGTACTTTTTTAATGTCTTTTTCATTATTTGAGGTTAAAAACGATTTTAGTGTATTCTCAAATATTTTCAAAGAGTTTGCTACATTTGATTGAGCCATATCCGATGTTATATGTTTCATTTTCATTCCTTCCTAGAACTTTCGTCTAAGCTCTACTACTTTACCTATTATCTTTACAGGTGTTCCTTGTATCTCTGAGGTGTTAAAATATAAAGGCTCATAGGCGGGGTTAAGAGATATAAGGGAAATGCCGTCTGAATACTTCTTAAGTCTTTTACATACAGCGTCATTTCCATTTACTGTTGCTATTACTATATCCCCGTTTTCTGCGTCTTCCTGCTGACGGACTATTACAACATCACTATTATTTATGGAGGGTGTCATACTATCACCTTTAATTTTAAGAGCGAAAAATTCACCATGTCTAGCCATATCTTCGGGAATTTCCTCAGTATCTATGATGTCCTCAATCATTTCAATAGGAATACCGGCAGCAACATGTCCGAGGACAGGAATTGCTATGCCTTTTCTCTTAGGCGTAGGCTCTTCTGTTACTACATCATCTAACCAACCCATTATATAAGAAGGTGTTGTCTGTAATGCGTGTGCTATATCCGTAATCTTTCTCTGTGTTAGCTCATTGCCACCAAGTTCTATTTTATTTATAGATGACCTAGACTTATAACCTAACTTCTGCGCTAACTCTTCCTGTGTCATCTGTAGCTCTTCTCTTCTGAGCTTAATACGCTCACCGATTGTCATTGGTATTACCTCCTGTTCTTTATTTTCACTAGTATTATAACATTAAATTGAAAATTTTTCAACTTTTTTATAAAAAACTGTTGACAAAAAAGAAACAAGGTGATATGATTCGTATTGTAGATAAAAAATCTACAAATAAAACAAAGGAGGTTATAAATGTGACAGATACAAAAATGCTTAGGGAACTAATTGAGAGTAAAGGCGTTAAATATGGCTTTATTGCTGAAAAGTTGGGAATAAGTCATCAGAGCTTAATCCGTAAGATGGAAAATAACACTCAGTTTAAAGCCTGTGAAATTAAAGATTTATGTGATTTACTTAACATAAGTGACCTAGAAATGAAAGAGTTGATTTTTTTTACCCATTAAGTAGATTAAAAATCTACAAGAGAGAATATTCAGTAAAAGGAGAAAACAGATGGACGAATTAAATGTAAAAGTAGAAAACGCAAATGGAATATTAGTAACCACAAGCAACAGGGTTGCTGAAGAACTGGGAGTAAACCATAGACATTTACTCGATAAGATTGACGGATATATAAACATGTTTGGGTCTGCCGAAGTTTCGGCAGGGTTCTATATACCTAGTGAATACACGCATCCACAGAATAAACAAGTTTATAGAAACTACCTCATAACCGAAAAAGGTATCGCACAACTTATCGGTGGATATAGTTCTGCAGTACCTAAAGCCTTTGAACTTAATGTAGCTTACATAAACGAGTTTGAGCGTATGAGAAAAGCACTTACCATCCGAGCACCTAAGACATTAAAAGAGGCACTCACTCTAGCATTAGCACAGGAGGAAAAGATAGAGGCTCTCACTATTGAAAATAAGGAGCTGTCAAAGAAGATTGAGGAGTACACAAAAAGGAACAGACTTACCTCAATGGAAGATTTTGCAGAGGAACTCGGAACTACAGATACAATCCTTTACAGTTTCTTAAATGTAATAGGCGTTATCTACTTTGTCGCAGGAGATTGGAACTTCCACACTCCATACAGACATAGAGGTTTTGCTGAACTGAGAACTACTGATTACAGAGATAAGGAAGGCAGGATTAAATGCGGGCTGAGGATATTCTGGACAGAAGAGGGTAAGGATTTTGTGAAGAGGCTGATAAACCAGTACAAGATGTGAGGTGAGTAATGAAAAGGAAACCTGATTTGAGAGAATTACAAAGATTTATAAAACAGCATTACCGAAGTAAAAAAGATTTTAGAAAAGCACTGGGAATAAGCCAATCCCACTTATATGGAATACTAAGTGAGAGAGTAGAGTTAGGTAATAAAGTGCTGGAAAGACTTAATAGAGAGTGTAGTAAGTTCAGTTTCAATATGGAAGATTTACTTAAGCCCGAACCAATGTATATAGGTGGAATAAAAGTTGATGAAATACGGATAACTCGTGGTAAAGAGTTAATAGTAAGTATCACATCAAGGAATATAATCGAAAAAACAGGTTACAAAGCTGAACTAGTGCCTTACCGGGAGTAATTTATCAACCTAAGTTATTATTTGAAGATTTATCCGGATTAGAAACAGGTGTTTTGATACCGTTGATGACCCGAACATGATAATTGTCATAAACTTTGTTTTCAATTTGCCTCACAAATTGAGCCCTTGTCATTGTAGTGCCTGTGACATTATCTCTAAAAGTGCGATTACGACCTGTATTGGTCTCAGATGTGACGGTTATTCTTTTTTCCATTATAGCACCTCCATTCTAATTCCCGATAAGGCACAAGATAATTATAAACGAGTTCTATAAATTAATCAATATATAGTACACATTATTTATAAGAATACTAAATATAGAGGAGCGATGTAACAATATGAAGCAAAATAACAGACTATCTGTTGAGAAAGCAGCCGAATTGTTAGGAGCGTCAGCGGGGTATGTGAGGATAGGCTTACAACAGGGAGTGCTAAAGTTCGGTACAGCGGTAAAGATGTCAAATAGATTTACTTATGTAATTACCAAACAGAAGTTTGAGGAACTTACAGGAATAAAAGTTAAATAGGAGGAGCTATGAGAGGATATAAAGTATTTAACCCCGACTGGACTTGTAGAGATATGCAATATGAAGTCGGAAAAACTTACGAAATGGAAGAAGAGCCGGTTATTTGTAAAAGAGGTTTTCACTTTTGTGAAAAGGCTGCTGATTGTTTTCAGTATTACAGTTTTGATTCTGATAACAAAGTGGCTGAAATTGAAACCTATGGTGAACTTGATTTTGAAGAAGGTGGAAATAAACACTGCACAAATAAAATCAAAATCATTCGTGAATTGACTTGGTATGAGGTTCTCGATCTTGTCAATACTGGAAAGGCTTGTACCGGTAATAGCAACAGTGGTGATTTCAACAGTGGTAATCGCAACAGCGGTAATTGCAACAGTGGTAATCGCAACAGCGGTGATTCCAACAGCGGTAATTGCAACAGTGGTGATTTCAACAGTGGTAATCGCAACAGCGGTGATTCCAACAGCGGTGATTCCAACAGTGGTAATCGCAACAGCGGTGATTCCAACAGCGGTAATTGCAACAGCGGTGATTCCAACAGCGGTGATTCCAACAGTGGTAATCGCAACAGCGGTAATCGCAACAGTGGTAATCGCAACAGCGGTGATTCCAACAGCGGTAATTGCAACAGTGGTGATTTCAACAGTGGTAATCGCAACAGCGGTGATTCCAACAGCGGTGATTCCAACAGCGGTAATTGCAACAGCGGTGATTTCAACAGTGGTAATCGCAACAGCGGTGATTTCAACAGTGGTAATCGCAACAGCGGTGATTCCAACAGCGGTAATTGCAACAGTGGTGATTTCAACAGTGGTTCAAATTGTACAGGCTGTTTCAATACAATCTCACAACCTCTCATGTTTTTTGATAAGCAGTCTAGTCTTACATTTGAACAGTGGAGAAAATCAGATGCTTATTGGTTATTGAATAGGATTAAATTCATATCTACAGAATGGATTTACGCAAACGACATGACGGATGTTGAAAAAGAAAAACATCCAGAATATGAAACCACAGGTGGTTATCTTAGAAATGTAGATAACAGCGAATGTTGTGTGGAATGGTGGGAAGGTTTGACAGATGAAGAAAAAGAAATCATCAAGGGTATTCCAAATTTTGATGGTGAAAAATTTTATCAGATTACAGGGATAAAAGTTGAATAGGAGGATATATGAAAAGAAAGACAATAAGGAAAATCAGATTTTGGGCAATCGTTGTGTTATTTACCATAACCTCATTCTTTTTGGGAAGGACAATATCTCCTATTAAAGCTGAACCTGTAACGGTTTATAAGTACAAAGACAACCTTATCTATAAAGCAGATAAGCTACCTAAAATTGAGAAAAACCACTACTATAACATTCCTCTATCACATAACTTACAGGATTTTATATATGAAATATGTGTAGACGAGGGTGTACCGGTAACACTTGTATTAGCAATGATTGAGGCTGAGAGTGGTTTTAATCCTGAGATAATCAGCTCAACTAATGATTATGGATTGTTGCAAATAAATAAAGTAAACCACGAATGGCTCAGAGAAAGTTATAGAACTGCAGATATGCTCAATCCTTATCAGAATGTCTTTTGTGGGATTAAGATAATAGGTACTTTTATCAAGAAGTATAACAATGATTATACCAAAGCGTTGATGGCTTACAATATGGGCGATTATGGTGCTAAAAAGGCGTGGCGGAATGGTATTACTTCTACAAAATACAGCATTAATATACTTGACTTAATGAATAAGTACGAGGAGGACTTGAATAAGTACGAGGAGGACTTGAAAAATGACAAATAAAAAACTGGGTAATGATTTTGAAAGTGAACTTTGCAAAATGTTAGCAAAAGAGGGTTTTTGGGTACATAACTTTACACAGAATCAGGCAGGACAGCCCGCGGATATCATTGCTGTAAAAAATGAAATGGCATTCCTTATAGATGCCAAAGTTTGCTCAGATAATAAGTTTTCTTTATCAAGGATAGAAGAGAATCAGCACCTCGCTATGAACTTATGGTATAAATGCGGTAATGGTCATGGTTGGTTTGCTTTTAAGGTAGATGATGATATTTACTTTTTACCACATGGTTTACTAACCAGTCTTGATAAAACAAATAAGACATTGACAAAAGGATACATGATGCTGAATGGAATATCTTTTAGAGAGTGGGTGAAGACTTGCGAATATTAGTATCTAATGTTCTCACAGTAGAAAATCCCTCTAAAGAGACATTGAACTGGTGTAAGACAAATCTCGTATTTACCAATCCTGAGTATGTTAAAAAAGCACGAATGGGATTTTGGCTGAGAGACACACCCAAAACAGTAAGTCTTTATGAGATTAGAGGAGACACCCTTATATTACCTTTTGGTGTATTAAAGTCGTTGCCTAAAGAGATAACAGATGTGAGTACCTTCGTGAGTGAGTTTGTACCGGCACAAAAGGTAGAGTATAACGCAGAAGTTAGCCTTTATGATTATCAGGAAAAAGCCGTAAATGAAATGCTAAAGGCTAAGTACGGTATTCTGCAAAGCCCGGCTGGATCCGGAAAGACACAGGTAGGTCTGGCCCTTGCGACAAGGCTTGGTAAAAAGACACTTTGGCTTTGCCACACACTTGACCTTATTAAGCAGAGTAAAGAGAGAGCTGAGCAGTATATTGATAAATCACTGTTAGGCACAATAGTTAGTGGCAAAGTCAATATAGGTAAGGGTATTACATTCGCTACAGTGCAGACAATGTCTAAGTTGGATTTACAGGCCTATAAGAACGAATGGGATTGCATCATAACAGATGAAGTCCACAGAGTGGCAGGAAGCCCTACAACTGTTACACAGTATATGAAAGTGCTTAATAACTTATCTGCGAGGCATAAATATGGTTTATCCGCCACAGTACATAGGTCAGACGGAATGATTGAGGCAACATTTGCGTTAGTGGGAGAGGTTACTTATAGAGTTCCTGCTGAAGAAGTAGCGGACAAAATTATGCAGGTAGGAATACTACCTGTTGGTACAGGCATTGAGATAAGTCGTGAAGCATTAAATACAGACGGAACTCTTAATTATAGTAGGTTGATTACATATTTATGTAATAACGATAACCGAAACTATGTAATTTATGACTTTTTACTCACCAATCACGAACATTCCTGTTTGATACTTTCAGATAGATTAAACCATTTGGCTAAACTCATTGAAATGTTGCCAAATACTTTGAGAGAAGAAGCAGTAATGATAAGTGGAAAAATGACAAGCAAAAAGGGAAAAGCGGAGAGGGAAAAGGCTATTGAAGATATGAGAACAGGTAAGAAAAAATATCTCTTTGCAACCTATTCGCTGGCTAAAGAAGGGTTAGACATCCCGAGGCTTGATAGACTTTTCTTAACGACACCTCAAAAAGATTATGCGGTAGTCACTCAGAGTATCGGACGAATAGCGAGAACATTTGAGGGTAAAGAAAGCCCGATAGCTTATGACTTTGTAGATAATATCGGGTATCTGATTAAGAGTTATAAGAAAAGATGTTCTACTTACAAGAAAAACAAATGTTATTTTGTGGAGGATAAATGCGAATAATAACATATGATGTGGAATGCTTTAAGTATGACTGGATTGTGGTGTTCAAAGACAAAGAAACAGGAACATATACCGTAATCCACAACGACAACGAAGCTTTTAAACAAGCGATGAATGAGGACACCATATATGTTGGATTTAACAGTAAATTTTATGACCAATACATTGCAAAAGGTGTTATGTGTGACTTCACACCACCCGAATTGAAATCTCTAAACGATTATATCATACGAGGAGAACAAGGTTGGCAATATCCTTTATTTAACGGAGTACATTGGTCGTTCAACAATGTAGATATACGAGATGATATGCAGGTGGGATTGTCACTTAAAGCAATAGAAGGTCATTTGGGCTTACCGATAAGAGAAAGCAATGTTGATTTTAACATCGACCGACCTCTCACTAAAGAAGAGATAGAGGAGACAATTACTTATTGTAAGTGGGATGTAGACACCACTGAAAAGCTGATAGACCTCAGAAAAGACTACCTGAAAAATAAAATACAGGTGGGAAATATAGCCGGTATCTCAGAAACCAAAGCATTGAGTATGACTAACGCTAAGTTAACGGCAGCAATCCTCAAGGCCACTAGAAAAGAGCATAACGATGAAAGAGATTACAAGTACCCTGAAAATCTAAAAAGAGGATATATCCCAAAAGAAGTATTTGCTTTCTTTGACAGATTGCAGGATAAGAGTATACCAAGTGATGTGATATTCTCTGAAAAGCTGGAACTTACAATAGGTGAGTGCCCCATAACTATTGGTTATGGTGGAATACACGGAGCAATACCTAACTATATTTTCGAGGAAACTGGGGAGAGGGTAATAGTTAACAAAGATGTAGGAAGCTATTATCCACATCTTATGACAATTTGCGGTTATACTTCCAGAAATATTCCGTCAGCTGAAACATTTGAGGGAATACTCGAAAAGAGAATGGAAGCTAAAAAGGCAGGAGACAAGGCAACAGCTAATGCCCTTAAACTTGTAGTAAATACAACTTATGGTGCAATGCTCAATCAGTTTAATGACCTGTACGACCCTTTGATGGGCAGGTCGGTGTGTATAAGCGGTCAACTTTACCTATTGGAGCTTGCTGTACACCTGCACCGTGATATCAAAGAGCTGAAAATAATTCAGCTAAATACAGACGGTATTATGGTTGAGTGTGACAAAAAGTATCTTGATAAAGTTAACGAGATATGCGGGGAGTGGCAGAAAAGGACAGGTTTTAGTTTAGAGGAAGACAAGGTAATCAAAATAGCACAAAAAGATGTGAATAACTACATTGAAGTGCAGGTAGATGGAACTTCAAAAGCTAAAGGCGGTTATCTTGTACGAGGAATATCAACAGTCGGCTCATTCAACATCAACAATAATGCTGTAATTGTGGCAGAAGCGTTAAAAGAAAATTTCGTTAACGGCATCGCTCCCGAAGACACAATAAATGCTTGTGAAGATATCTTCAAATTTCAGATGATAGCAAAGGCAAGTAGTAAATATAAGGAAGCCTATCAGATTGTAGATAAGCAAAAAGTAAGTATACAGAAGACTAACCGAGTGTATGCTACCACAAATAAGAAACTGGGAACACTTTACAAGGTTAAAGAAGACGGAGCTGTAGCAAAGATTGAGAGTCTTCCGGAGCATTGCATTATAGATAACGAAAACCATTTAAGTATAAAAGACATAGATAAGTCTTTTTACATAGAACTAGCTAAAAAACGAATAAATGATTTTTTAGGCATAGAGCCTGAAAAGAAAGTGAGGAAAAAGAGTATGGCTACAAAGAAAACTACAGAGGAAACCACGGTAACTGATACAAAATTAAATGTATATCAGAAACTTATCAAAGCAAGGGAAATGTTCCTTAACTCAGATGTACAAAAGAGTGGCAAGAATATGCACTTATCGTTTAAGTATTTCGAGCTTGACGATATTGTGCCTGCAGTCACGAGGATATTTAATGAAATAGGTCTCATAAGTGTGGTTAATTTTACAGACCACACCGCAGTTTTAACTATTATAGATACTGACAAACCGGAAGACAACATTGATTTTGCCAGTCCTTTTAATCAGATTTCACCAATCATATCTAAAGAGGGCAGAGCTGCAACTAATGAAATGCAAGCACTGGGTAGTTCTATAACATATATGAGAAGATATCTCTATATGATGGCACTTGATATCTGCGAAAGTGACGGTATTGAGGCTAATATAGGTAAAGACAATACACCTGCTTCCGCACCAGCAAATAATGCTAAAAAAGCCCCTGCCACACCGGTAGAAAGATCTGAAATAAAAGATAATCTCACAGCCCCTACTGAAAACGCTAGTGAGCTGCAGATAAAAGGTCTGAAAAATGTGCTTAACAAGCTGAAAGAGGCTCATCCTGACAAAAACGAGTTAGTTAACAGGATTTCTGTTGAAACACAGGGACTTACCGTAATCAGTAAAGCGGACTGCGAAAAGCTCATTGAAAAGATAAGTGCTATGTTAGAGGCATAATATGAAGTTTAACATTTACAATTTTGAGAATGAGCCTACAGAAGTAGAGCTAAAATGTAGAGCAATATCTAAAATTTATGTGCGTGTTATTACCGGGGACGAAGTTGTTACTGTAATATTTTCAAATGGAACAACAAAAACATTCGATAGTTCAAATACAAGGATAGTTGATTTTGTAGATGGTGCTTATATTTTAAGAGGAGCACAAATCGTAGAGTGGATGGAATACGTACCACCGGAAGATGGGGTAATTTCATATAAACGGATGATTGCTTTCAGATAG